GTACTACTAATTGTTCTTCTTCTGTCATTTGTTAAATGTATAAAAAAAAGGTGCAAGTTAAAAACCTACACCCTTTATTGGTTAATTAAAATGGTAAATCATCGCTTACAGTTTCTGTTTCTGTAACTGGTTCAAAAGCTGGTGAGTTTTCTGCTTTAAAAACAGACCAAGCTGCCAATGATGAATAGTATTTTTCTTTCCATTCATTACATTTTACATTAAACTTTACATCAACCATATCATTTGTTTTTGTAAACTTTTTAAATGCCTCAACTTTTTCTTCTCCAAATATTTCAAAACAATAAATGTTATTGTATTCATCATCTGTTTTTACAACAAACTCTAACTTTTGCCATTCTGACCCAGTCTTGCTTGTTCCTTTTACTACTGGTAGTATTTTTTCTACTTTACCAGTTACTTTAAAATCACTCATAATTTATTTATTTAGTTATTAATATTTAGTTTTTCTTTTCTTGTTGATTTTTTATCTGTTCTTGTGTATGAATATATTAATCTATTTTCATTGCAAGGTATAAATTTTATTTTATCATCTAAAGGTTTTTTTATTCTTCTCATATCTGTTTTATTATATTATCCAATTAAGGAGCCGTCTTTCCGTGCTGTCAGTCTTACTGTAATTACAAAAACTATGATACTTATTGATTAATTTTGCTTAACTTTTTAAAGCATTACAGCGGCCTACATTTGCGACAACAAAGGATTTTCATTTTAATCAATATTATTTTCTTTTAAAGTCATCACTTTCATCTTCACCGAATACACCCAGTTCATAAAAGCCAGTTAGTTTTAAAACACTTCTTGACAATGCACGTTTCTCTGCCATTTCCATTACATAAAATGAGTTGCAATTACCGTCTTTATAACTTGCACCTTTTAACGCACTACCAAAGGTTTGTATTTCTACACCCTCTTTTTTTGCATATGCTTTTACAACCGCAAAGTTTGGATCACATTTTACAACCTCATAATTGATTGATATGTTTTCTTTTGCTGCTATCTTTTCAATACCTTGTCTTGTGATTATGACATAGTGTTGATGTTTATATACATCTGTTTTTTCAAGTTCATACTTCTTGTACAAATCTAATAATTTTTCTCTATCCATTTTGTTTAAATATTTGTGATACTTCTATTTTTGCTTTTAATTCTTCTATCTTATTACATAAGGCTTCTATCCTATATGTATACTCATCAAATTTTGTCTGTGCAGTTTCTTGTGAAAAGTTAGTACCCATTACTGAATATTTATTAAAGTAGATTTTGCAACATCTAACCTTTTATTGATAGATAATTGTGTAAATGCATCTAGGTTAATAACTGCAAACCTTAATTGGTTTTCAAGATCTTTAATCTCTTGTTTTAAATCGTGTTTCTGTGTTCTCATTCTGTTAAGTTTAAATTAATAATAATACAAATATAAACAAAATATTTAATAACAAAACTATAAAAGCAAAAAAAAGGCTTGACATATAGCCAAACCCCTTTTCCTTAACAAAACAGAATACTCAAAGATATACTTTTATAAACTATCTACCAACTCTTTATAGTGTTTAATCATATCTTGTAGTTCATCAGTAGAAAACTTTACAGTTTCTTTTGATTTAATATATAATTCTTCGGCAGTACCATCACCATACTTTTGATCCAAGTACTTACCAAACAAGAATTGTTCACCAGCTTTAAACATATTACAACCTACGCATTGTACCGCAACATTCATTTCTAACCATCTAGTAGCATAGTGTTTTCTGCTTTGAAAGTGACCACATTGCATACCTTTTTTATAGTGTGACACCTTACCACAAGTAAAGCAACTTACATCACCATTATGGTCTGCATCTTTTAACCTTATGTACTGGCTAAAGATAGCATCAAGGTTTTTAACTATTTTACTTCTTGATGGTTTAGATGGCATTATCTATTACTTCTATAATGTTTCTTAACTCACTTCTTTCAAACTCACCAAGTGAAATATCATTTACAATTAGTAGGTAATAATCTTTTCTTACTTCAATACATTTTGTGTTTTCCATATTTTATTTGTTTTTTAAAAATATAAGTAATAACTTTACACTTTTTTATTACTTCAAATATATAAAATAAATAATTAGAAATATATATATAAATATAAATCTAAAAATATATATTAAAAAAAATAATATAAATAAAAGATAATGATTTAGGAAAAGTATTCTATTTTGTTTTGGATATATGCTGGTATTTTTCAATTCCTCTTGATCCATAGTAGCTTATAAAAACTGTTATAAGTAAAGATTTAAGTAAATCTATCCATTGAGTATCTACACCAAAGTCTATATTTAGGCTATCCATAAGAATAAGTAACCAAGTTGATATGGTAAGAAATATTAACATCATTGGACGTACATTCTTTGAGAGCCAACTATCACTTGACATATCGCTTGACCATCTTTTAGAAACCTCTTGCATTTCTATAATATCCATTTCAAGCAGCTTTAAGGCTTCTTCTTTGTCTTTAGGTGTAAGTACTTCATCTTTGCTTATAAGACCACCTACTAGCTTTAAAATACCAGCATCGGGTATAATATCACTAACACCTTTAAGAATGTTTGGTGCAGCTTTAGTAAGAAACTTACCTACTCTGGTATCTTTAAACTTCTTTTTACTCATTATTTCTTTTGTTCATTAAATACCACTTATGACCAGTATAACCAATAGTTAAAAGTAAAAGTATGATCTTTAAAAAAATATCAACGTTGGTCATTGAAAATATAAATGTACCTAAATTAATTAAAAGTGTTTTGTAGTCTGTTACCATATTAATAAGTGTAGTACACACCTCTTTTTTTAGTTACTAATACTTGTTGTCTGTTATTGTCTTTATTAAAAGAAACGTGCAACCATTTTGGTGCTGCTCCAAATTCCCATATCAACTGGTCAAAACAAAGATTGTCTTTTATATAATGAAACATCTCTAAATTAGACTTACCACCCATACTTGTAATGTCCATTGCTTCACCATTCATATGAGATGATGTTTTAGAGCCTTTTAAGGCAGTATTAAGTTCTAAAGACCTAAACATACTATTTACTTTAATTGGTGCATCTACCCACTCTCTTAATGGTTCAAACACTTCTTCTGCTAATAGTTTCATATTCTCAACTTGATCTTCATTTGGTTTATTCTTTATGCCTTTTTGTTTAGCATAATTAGAACCAACTGCTTCTTTGTAAGAAATGTGTTTACTAATTCTTTTCATCTGTGATTAATTTAAAAGTTCCATCTTCAAGATTTACTTCTATGTTACCATACTTTTCTTCAAGTTCCTTCTTGTTCTTTTCTTGCTTCATTGCAAGTTCTGCAAACATATGTGAAAGTGTATGTGACTGTGTAGCCAATAAACCTAAATCGTGTAGTATTGCTTGTTTCTTTTCTTCTTGTCTTCTAAATTTTCTTAATTCGTCTTTTGATAATTTCATAATATTGTTTTTATCAAATATAGTGATTATTTTTTTTTAGTAGGTGGCACTTCTGCATTTCTTGCATAACCATAAAAGCTATGTGCTGCCTCTATTGGATATACCATAAATTCACCAAAGTCAAGTTTTAAACTGCTCATTACATCTATGGCATAGCCGGGATAAAAAACTGCCGGTGTAATTATATTACCATCTGCATCATAAGTAGCGGGTATCTTTACAACCTTACCTATATAAACAACCGCTGCTGTATCTTTTGCAAATACTATTTGCTCATCAGTTTCAACTAAAACACCAATACTTAAAAGGTAGTCTTTGCCCTCTTGCTCTGTTGGAAAATTTGTTTTGTATATATTCATTATATTGTTGTTAGTTCTGTTAGTTCTTGGTCGGTTAAAGCCTCTTTCCAAACTGCAAGTGCTTTTGTTTTGCCGTAGAAAGGAAGCACACCCCCACCAATATTAAAAGATAATTCACTTAAACCTATTGGTGTGTTTCCGCTTGTATCTGTAGACACTAAAGTACCATTTACATACATTTTAAATTCATTTAATTTATATGAAATAGCTATTTTATTAAAGTTTAAGAAATTGTAAGCAAATGTACTAAAATCAAAACTAGTGCCAGGTATTCTAACTTGTCCTCTAATTTGATTATTTGAATTTCCTAATATAATAGCTACTCTAGTTGTAGATGTTCCATCATTAATACTAATAGCCCTATTTGTACCATCATTTGCCAAAGCTGCACCCTCAAAATATAGTGTTCCCGATGTGCTATTTATTGTAGCTAAACTACCGCCATTGGTGCATACGTCTTGGTTACGTGTAACTGTTGAGCCAGATGTTGGTATGTACGATGTTGCGTAGGATTGTTGTTCTAATTGTGCACCCCAAACAAATAAAGAAGTGGTGGCATTTGGGTTTGCTCTGTCTAAATCAAGCTCAAAATCGGCATCAGTTCCATCTGAAACAAAAGAAAAACCTACCCTATACCAACCATTGCCATAATTTTCTATAATTTCATTTGTTCTTGCTCCAAAAGAGTGGCTTGCTGAAATAGAGGGTGTGCTGCCGCTCCAATCAAAGCCAAGTCTAAATAAAGTTCCACCAACAACTCTGATACCTAAAGTAGTTGTTCCGTCTATTGTATCGTTTTTTAAAAATACACTAACATTATAAGATGTAGCACTACTAATAGATATATCTTCTTTTATTCTATCATTTGCACTTGCACCTAATTTAGTTACTTTACTTGCATTTTGTGTACCATCTGCACTAATTGTTTGATTGTTTAGTGTAGTTACATTATTTTGGTCAAATTGTGTTATTTCCTCTGAATAAGTTATTAGGTTGGTAGACTGTCCTTCCATTAACCAACTTCCGCAACCACTATTAGGAACTACTTCTTGCCCTAAATACTCTTTTACAGATACGTTGTCTATTGAGCCTACTAAAGATGTACCATTAAAGAAAATGTATCTTGTAGTATTACTTGCATCTGTTTGTAGGTAAAATTCATTTGAGCCGTTTGCAAATGATGTAGGTGCTGTTGTGTTACCTAATCTAACAGTACCACTACCACTTGTTATATCTGCATCAAATGTAACTTTATAAGTTTTACCATCAATGTATGATACTGATGTTTGATAAATTAAACCCGAACCATTTGAATTAGCGAAACCATTACCTATTGTCCAATTTGATTGTTTTAACCAAGCCGTATCGCTATCAAACGAGCCATTTACAACTTGCTCACTTCCTAAAGCATCTTGATAACTGAAATTCTCGTAGTTTATTCTCGGTAGGTTAGTATCGGCACTAATTTCGATAATTGAAATGTTTGTTATTGAAAAACTTGCGGTATTATTAGACAATACCACTATATTAAAAAATGTGCCTAATGAAGTAAAAGTTCCAGTATATGTTCCTTCACTTGAAAAATTAAATACTGAACCTGAAGTTTGGTCTCTTAATCTACCATCAATAATTCCATTTCCATTATTTAAAACATCAAAACTATATTTATATGTTTTTCCTATTTCTAACACACCTACTTGACTAAAGTATTTTCCACTTGTTCCGTCAGTAGTAACAACATCATTTCCAATGCTCCACCCAGTTTGCAAATCCCAATCCATACCCACCTCTTTAACCGAGATGTTTGTTATAGAGCCGTTGAAAGTATTTAAGCCTTGTAAAGCAAATTGTGTACCACCCGATACAATGTAATCTGTATAAGTTCCATTGCCCGAATTTGTACTTCCATTAACTAAACTTGACCTAAACCTAACCGAACCACTTGAATAATCTTGTATTGTATAGGTTATTTTATAAGTTTTGCCACTTGTTAAAATGCTATTTTGTGCTAAAAACGTATTATCTACATTAGTTGCAACCGCCTTATTCTCTCCAATACTCCACCCAGTACCCAATGTCCAATCTTGACCGACCTCACGTACTGAAACGTTGTCTATTGATAAAGTATTTCCATTAGCAACCCTAAAACGAATACCTGTTCCATTTGTAGGTGTAATATAAAAAGTATTTGTACCTATTATAGTTTCACTTCCTTGTATATAAGTATCTCCAAAGTTTGTGCTAATAATTAAAAAATCACTTGCACTATCACTAATAACATCAAAAGTTAATTTATATGTTTTGCCTATTATTGTAGGTGTATTTTGTTGTAAACTATTAATACCGATACCATTACAAACAGCTTGTCCATTTTGAATACTCCACCCAGTATCTAAAATCCAACCCGTACTCCCATTAGAAAAATCGCCATTAGTAACTAATTCGCTACCCTCTTGAGAAAAACTACCATTAGAAATCTCTTGTACACCCTCATTTGAAAAAGATGGATTTTGCACCAAATTACTCGATAGTATCTGTACGTTTTCTACAAGACCTTGAGCATTTACTCTCGTGGCTGCTGAATTTCTGCTGAAATCAAAGTCACCACTTCCATCACTTGGTTTAACACATAGTGCCTCTCCATTGTTATACGCAGTTGGTGTAAGTATTACTGATGCTTTTTCTAATAAATCCATTTATCCTATTATTTCTAATTCATCTAAAGTTTCTGTAGTACAAGTTACATTCTCATAGTATGTTGCCCTTGCTTGTAAGGTTAAAAGTAATGCTGGTACTGCACTACATCCAGCATACTCTTTGTACACTAAACCCCAATTTACAGAGTTATCACAAACACCACGACCCCACCAACTTTTAAAATATATTTCGTTTGCCATTACTTTTTCTTTTTTTTCTTTTTAAGAAATACCTTTAATTTCTCAATGTTCTTTGCCTTTGGTTTGTAAATCATAACTTGTTACTAAAGTACCCACCCATTAAATGTAGCCTCATAACTTGGATAAATATCATCATTGACGTTATTTGTGTACTCTGGATATGTAGCTTGGTTAAAACTCATAAAGTCTATAAAACGTCTTGAATACCATTCTGCATTGGTTCTTGCTTTTTCCACTAAAAAATCAACTTCATTTTTATCTACAGTTTGAGCATTTTCAGATGTGTGTTTATATACACCGCCATTTTTAATTTGGTAAGCTGCAAAAGGTATATAGTTTGCTTGTGCATACCATATAAGCATTTCAACAACAAAATTTTCTAATATAGTTTTCCATCTTGCATTTGCTGGTAAATCAATTCCAGCAACAATAGCATCAGTTAAACCAGTGTACATATTTGTACCTATAATTTGTTGTATGTCTATCTGTTGTGCGATCTTAATAAACTGTATGAATTTATCAGTATCTACATTCCCATCAATGATAGAGTTTCTTACTAAATCTGTTCTATTTATAAATAATACTGTTGCCATAGTTTTTTAGTTTGGGTATGCACCTCTGTTTTTCATATCAATAGGTGCTTCTGCTGCATCTTTATATTCACTTCCTTTTGGTTGGTATGAGTTTGGTATTGTATCTACTTCTTTACCTTTAGAGATGTATTTTTCTGTTTCACTTTTCATTCTATACAATTCTTCTTGCCAGAAATGACCGCAATAAATACCGCCCTTAAACTTAAATAAAGAATAGTTTTGCCCCTTATGACCAAAGTTATTGTTTACACCTTGAAAAGATGCATTATCAATATCTTCTTTTCTATACACAACACCCTTACTAGTTCTACCCATCATTGTTTTGCAGAAATCCCTACTATTGGCAGATGACTTTCTTTCTTGGTATGTGTATCTAATCTTGTAATATGATTTATCTAACTTACTTTCTTCATTAGGTTTTGATTTAATGAAATCAGCAAACTTTTGTATTCTAGATAGCTTCTTTTTTATCTTTGAATTTGCCCATTCTTCAACATCTGAATTTTTATCTGAAACCTCTCTTACATCTACAAGTTCATAATCATCACCAATAGTTTCATATTTAAGGTTTTCTAAAATAGCATCAGCCATTTCATCAGTAAGTTCGTTTTTATCAGATGACATTTCAACACCAGTTTCTTCTTCAATAGTTTCCTTGTCTTGAAGTGTTTGGTCTACCTCTGTAAATTCTAGTGGTTGTAAGGTCGTAAAGTATAGGTTTAAGCTAATATCATTGTAAGCTAGTATATTATCAAAGCTATCTATTAAAAGTTCTTGAAATGGTCTTATAACGGTGTTATCCATTAACAAGGATGCAGTTTTTATTTCGTCTGCATTGTTACCTAAACCAGAACCATCTTTTATACCTAATAACATAGGTGATACAATCCGATGTGCAACCATTATTTTAGATGTGCTTTCTTCACTTAAAAATTGGTATTGGTTGTGAGCATCACTTAATTGTACTGGTGTTATTTCTGCTTGGCTTTCTTTGTTATCGTTAAAAGCTAAAATAAACTTACCAGCGTTGCTAGTTCCAGAAAACTTCTGTGCTATTTTCGTTTCTATTAATTGTCTTTCTTGTTGGTTTGGTGTACCGTTGTTAAAATTAATTAACATTGATGGACTTAAACCATTCATAATGTTGTTCAAATGATAATTAGATACTTCTTCTTCAAGTTCTGCGTATTGTAAACCACCTTGATAATCTACTGGTGAATAGTAATAGAAACCACTCTTGTATGGTTTTATATAGTATATCTCTATTTCTTCATTAGACATACCAAAAGCTGGTATTCTTAATGGTTCATCAGTTTTTTTTATGTTTGCCCAATCATTAAAATAGTAATAAGCTGGTACATTACCATCTTCATCACACTTTTCTGCTCTTAATGTTTCAATAGGCATATGCTCTAACTGAACAATCTTGCTTCTATCCTTTGAGTAGATAACTTGAATAGCGGCTTGACCCATAAGTTTAAGATCATAACAAGCCCTACGCACAACATCTTTTCTAAACAAAGAAATCATCTGTGCATACTCATTTGGTTTTCTGTTGCTATCTGTAGCATTTAAACCTTTACCATAAATAGCTTGTGAAATACCATTTATTGCAGCATTGTTTGTAGGTGAACCATTATATCTATCAATAAGGAACTGAAAATAATTGTTATCTGCACCGTATTCAATCCAATCAGCACCATTAACTTCTTTTACCTCTGGTGATGTGTATGTACTTAAATTTACAAAGCCAAACTCTGATACTTTTGTTTTGCTAAATTGCCCTTTTTCGTTTCTTTTTCTCATATTACAATATAGTCATTATTGAAACCATCGTATTCTGTATATTGGTCTTTATTTACTTTATAGAAATAATTGTTATCTGCTACAATTTCTGCTTTTTGTGCAGTACAGAAAATTCTATCTTTAAATATTACATTTGTTTTTTCTACATCTGAATACAAGGTTAAATCATAAAAGTGACCTTCAACTAAATTTTCATATTCTGCATCGTATATAGCATAGTTATCTTTGTCAATAAGAATATTACCAACACCATTAACTCTTGGTTCAAGTTCATACTCAACAACAACATTAGTACTATCATCTCTTATAGTCATAATAGCATTTGTTACATACTCTCTTGGTATGCAACTAAACCTATTGTTAGCTTGTGGTTTTAATAAAATCATCACTTATATAACGTATAAAAAATACTAATTTGTAAAAACAAAAAAAAAGCACCCGATTAAGGATGCTTTCAATTTAAAATAAATATTAATTATGCAGTTGGGTCAACTTGTGCTGCATCTCCAGTTACTGCTGCTGCAAGGAAATAAGGTGCAGTTTCTTCCATACCCTCAAAGGTAAGTGTAAACCCACTTAAATCACCCGCTGCCGCTCCAGTTACTACTGTACCACCAGTACACTCCATACCATTTTCAAAGCCACATAAGAAACTATTACCATAGTAATCTTCTACTACTACATATGGTCTTGCTACTGCAAGTGTTTGTAGTTCTTGTTGCGTTAAAGCATCTAAAT